GGCTTGATTGATCTACCGTTGAGGGTGAATGGCGCCGAGGTAAAGGTGACGCCTGTATCTCCTCTTGCCCAGGCGCAGAAGCTCCAGGAGATCAATGATGTCGTTCAGTATATGCAAATCGCAAATGCTATGGGCCCACAAGGTCAAGCGTCAATCTCAGTGCCGCGTGTTCTTGCGTTTATCGCGCAGCGGCTGGGGATCGATCAGAACATTCTGAACAGCCCAGAAGAACAAGAACAGATTATGATGCAGATGCAGCAAGCCATGATGGCGGCGCAGCAACCCGCACAGCCTGGTGCTGTGAGTGATGGCGGTGCGATGGCGGGAGCAATGGTATAATGGAAGAGGGATGGGATGGCTTGATCGAGCAGCCCAGGATAGAGACAAGACAAGCGGACGATCTCGATATCCTATATGGGCGCGTGTTCAAGTCTGAAGAGGGCCAGAAGGTGCTGTTGCACCTTCGGTCAATTACAATCGAGAGGCCAACCTGGAATCCAGGCGAAGATCATAGTTATGGATATGTCAGGACTGGGATGGCCGAGATCGTCCGCATGATCGAAAAACGTATAGAGAGAACCGAATAATGGATAACCAGGAAATTGCAGGACGGGATAACGTCTCAGCTGACGCCCCGCTCCTCAGCCCCCAGGCCCAAGAAGATGTGTCTGCACAGCCTCAAGAGGCTCCGATCCCGCTTCACGATCCTGAACCAAGCAATATCACTCCCGCCAAAACGGCAAAGAGTGACGATGAACCACTAACGCGCCCTGATTACTATCCCGAAAAGTTTTGGGATGAGGATGGACCTGACGTTGAAAAGTTAGCAAAGAGCTACAATGAGCTTCAGAAGAAATTTAGCCAAGGTAAGCACAAAGTTCCAGAGAATGGTTACAATCTTAAAGACCTGGTGGATGCGGGTCTCAACCCAGATGATCCTACTGTCAGTGCGTATCAAGAATGGGCCAAAGAAAACGGCATTAGCCAGGCTGCTTTCGAGGATCTTGCTTCGCGTGTTCTCCAACTGAGCAGCGAGCAAGCGCAGCAGCTCGAGTATGATCGCAACCAGGAAATGCAGAAGCTGGGCGAGCGTGCTGCTGAAAAGATCCAGATGGCCGAGCGCCTGCTGATGAAGGCGCCGCTCAACAACAACGAGCGCGAGGCAATCGCCAACAGCCTGGACAGCGCGGATGCTATCAATGCGTTCCTGAAATATCACCAGGCTTTGACGAACGAGGGGATCCCGACACAAGTCTCGGCACAATCGCCAGATATGACGCGCGAGGATCTGGAAGCCGCTATCGCTGATCCTCGATGGCGGACAGACACTGCGTTCCGATCGCGCATTGAAAAGCAATGGATGGCCTCGCAAGGATAATTTCTTGCTAAAGCTATCGTTTGGGTTTATGATTGCCCCTGTCGGATAACCGCTTGCGCGGCCCGTCTCTTGTGGTTGATACCACTGGTGGCGCGGCCATCACCGCGCAAGCGACCGCCCTCACAGGATAACGGATCGCGCTTGGTCAAAACTCTTTATGGAGGGTTCTGCTATGGCGCAGAATGTCACTACGGCCTTCGTTACCCTGTTTGAGTCAGAGGTAAAGCAGGCATATCAAGCTGAAGCCCTGTTGCGTGGCACTTGCCGCACGCGCACTGGCGTTCAGGGGAACACTGTAAAGTTCCCGAAAATCGGTAAAGGCGTTGCAACTGTTCGCGTTCCGCAGACAGACGTCACTCCTTTGAACGTAACCTATAGCCAAGTCACCGCGACTATGAGCGACTACATCGCTGCTGAATACAGCGATATCTTCCACCAGTCGCACATCAATTTCGACGAGCGCCGTGAGCTGGTCGAGGTTGTTTCCAAGTCGATCGCACGTCGCATGGACCAGATCATTATCGATGCTCTGAACGCCGCGTCGTCGCCCTCGACCGTTGCAACCACTGTTGGCGGCGCTGGCACCAACATGAACATCGAGAAACTTCGCGCAACCGCGAAGGCGATGAATGAGAAGAACGTGCCTTCTGAGGGCCGCTATCTGCTCATGCACGCATCGCAGCTGGATGCCATGCTGGGTGAAACCGAGATCACAAGCTCGGATTTCGCAGCGGTGAAAGCTCTCGTCCGTGGCGAGGTCAACACCTTCATGGGCTTCAACATCCTGACTATGGGCGACCGTGATGAGGGTGGCCTGCCGAAGCCTTCCACCCGCACTTGCTTTGCCTGGCATCGTGATGCTGTGGGCTATGCCGAGTCGATGGCGCAAAAATCGGAGATCAACTATGTCCCCGAAAAGACCAGCTACCTGGTCAGCTCCATGTTCTCTGCTGGCGCCGTGGCGATCGACGATGAAGGCATCGTCAAGATCAGCTGCACCGAATAAGGAGGACTGACTGATGGCTTTCTCGACAACTGGTTTTGCAACCATCGGAGCATCGAAGAAGGGTAATGCCCCTGCGGTTTACTCCTATTCCACGACAGACACGATCGCCACCGTGAACACGGCAGGTTATTTCAATGACCTTTCCGACACGTTGGCTGTTGGCGATCTGATCTATTGCTTGACTTCGACTGGCTCCACGGCTGTCGCAACACTGGTTTATGTGTTGTCGAACAGCGGCGGCGTTGTGGACGTCAACGATGGCACCACGCTGGCGAACACCGACAGCGACTAACGAAACGGGGGCCGGGGAAACTCGGCCCCTCCTTCGCCACGATGGAGACGCGTGATGGCCACAGGAGACACTGACGTTACCGTTTGCTCTGAGGCTCTGATATCTCTCGGCGCTTCTTCAATATCTTCCTTGTCGGATGGATCTGATGCTGCCGCCGCGTGCAGCGCTCTCTATCCTGATCTCAAAACTCACTTACTAACAGTTTATCCGTGGAGCTGGAGCGTCAAAAAGGTGCAGCTCTCGCAGAACATAACGGATCCAGTGAACGAGTGGCAAAACGCCTTCGACCTTCCTGCTGATCGAATCTCAAACCCCCAAGCTGTTTTCGCAAGCAGCGCAGCTGGGATCAAACCTCTGAGCTATGGCTGGGAGATTTATGGATCACAGCTGTTCACCAACATGAGCACGGTTTACATCGATTACCAGGCGACAGTAACTGAGGCAAATATGCCTGCATATTTCGTGCGCGTTCTCAGGGCGGCTTTGGCGTCTGAGCTTGCTGTGGTGATTACCGACCAAATTGCTAAGGCAGATTATTTCCGCGGTGTGGCATATGGATCTCCCGCAGATGGCGGGCGCGGTGGCCTGTTGCGAGAGGCTATGAATGTAGATAGCCGTGGCCAGCTGCCGCCGACAATCGAGGATTACTCACTGATTGACGTGAGGGGTTAATATGACGAGGGTTTTGCAGCTTCAGAGCAACTTTACAGTTGGCGAGCTGGATCCTCTTCTGCGTGCCCGTGTGGATCTTGCCCAGTATAACAACGCCTTGGAGCGGGCGAAAAACGTGGTCGTTCAGCCTCAGGGCGGGGTTCGGCGCCGTCCAGGCTTAAAGTTCCTGCATGACTTCGGAAACAGCTTTTCCGAGTTCAAACTCATTGCGTTCGAATACAGCGTGACGGATAGCTACATCCTGGTTTTTGTGGACCAGCGTATGTATGTGTTCAAGGATGGCGTGCTGCAAACAAATATCAATGGCAGCGGCAACGATTACGCTACGACAACAATCACCGCCGCCATGCTCAATGAGCTGAATTATACTCAGGCTGTCGATACCCTGATCCTAGTGCATGAGGATCTCGAGCCTCAACGGATTTTGCGGAACAGTGATACCAGCTGGACGATTGGCGCTTTGCCGATCGATTTTGTCCCACAATATGCGTTTGTCGTCGATGTCCATGAGCCGACTTATAGTATCACGCCAAGTGCGATTACGGGCAATATTACGATCACAGCATCGAGCACGACTACAGATAATGGAACAGCCCAAGCAGGAACCTCTACGACAATCACACTAAAATCAGCCACCAGTTTTTCTGTTGACGACCAGCCGAATGGTATGTGGATACACATTACTGGTGGCACGGGCGCTGGGCAAAAACGTCATATTGAAGATTATGTGGCATCTACCAAGATCGTTACCGTATATGGCGGCTGGGATACAGCGCCAGATAACACATCTCAATATGCTATAAATCCGTTTGAAGATGACGTAGTGGGATCTTACATCTACAATAAAAACGGCTTTGGGAAGGCAAGAATAGTTAGATACGACAGTCATACAGTTGTTCAAGCATATGTTGAGGTGCCTTTCTTTTCGGCAGATCCGATTGTTTCTGGCGATTGGGAAATTGAAAACGGATATGAGGATACTTGGTCGGCCTCTCGAGGCTGGCCGCGTAGCGCCGCGTTCCATGAAGGCAGATTGTATTTTGGGGGGTCTACGTCCCGACCAAACACAATATGGGGATCTCGGGTTTCTGAATACTACAACTTCGATCCTCGCACTGCGCTTGATGATGATGGCGTCGAGGCCACTCTTAACACCAAACAGCTCAATGCGATCGTGAATATGGCTGC